GGAACCGCCCAAAGTGAGGCGCGCCGTGCCGTTGGTCCACAGCTCCAGGTTCTCAGCCGAGGTCATGCCGACGATGCCGTAGCCGTTGGCGTTGAAGACCCTCAGGGATTTGGTCTGGGCTGCGCCTTCCCACAGGTCTAGGCGACCGCGGTTTGAATCGGTCCACAGCTTTGCAGCGCTGTTGGCGGTAAAGCCCCCTGCGTTGCTAGTCAGGACCGCACCGGTAAACGTGTCCCCCGCCTTGTTGACTGGGACGTACCCCAGCAACGGCTGGTAGGTGCTGGCCGCCGTGGCGCTTGTTAGATATGGAGCCAACGCAGCGCTAGTGATGAACCCGGAGGGGTTCGTTGCGTTGTAGGGTGTGTAGCCCAACGCATTCGTGACGTTGCTGCCGGTGAGCTCGCCCAAGATCGTGGCGGCAGACTTGTTCTCGACGTTGCCTAACCCTAAGTTGATCCGCGCAGCGGAAGCGCTGGCCAAATCAGACAGATTGTTAGCTGAGATCAACGCGCCGGACAACGAAGCGTAAGCAGCAAGCCATGCACTGCCGTCATACACCTTCATGCCACCACCATAAGCAAGGGGTGCGCTGTTGAAGTACAAGGCTCCGCCGACCAGTGCGTTGCCATCATTATCCACGGTTGGATCAACGGCCTTCTGGCCCAGGTAGCGATCATCAAAGTTGTCGAACGCAGCCAGAGTCTGATCTCGAGCGGATTCGGCAGCGTTTTTTGCAGACGCCGCAGCGGTAGCACTGCTTGCCGCTTCATCGGCCTTGGTGCTTGCCGTAGTGGCACTGTCTGCCGCATTGGTTGCACTCGTGGCAGCAGCATCTTTGGAAGCCAACGCATTGGTGGCGCTGGTTGCAGCCACATTCTTCGATGTGGTCGCACTCGTTTCCGAAGTTGCTGCACTGGTTGCGCTGCTCGAAGCTTCAGCTGCTTTGGTTGTGGCAGTCGCTGCACTGGCCAAAGCCTCGGAAGCCTTGATTGCAGACGTGTTTGCAGAACCAGAAGCAGCAGCTGCACTGGTCGCCGCCTCAGAAGCCTTGGTCGTTGCCGCAGTCTGACTTGCTGCTGCGGCCTGAGCTGCAGAGGTTGAAGAATTAGCCAGAGCCTGAAGCTCTGGCGTGATGTCTCCAGTATCTCCCCTGGGAATGTCGATCTGAAGAATTGCATCCGTCGAAGTACCAACGTTGCGCACCGCAGCCGGAACACCCGGAGCCACGGTGTTGACCTGAGCAATTGAAATTGTTCCAGAAAGCCCTTGGGGGCCGGCAGCAACAACCTCGACGATGTCTGCGGCGGCGACTTCCTGGATGACGACAGTTGCGCCCTGCTCTTCGATGACAACCAAATCGCTCATCGTGTGATCTCTCGGGAGACGTTGATCTCGCCCTCGATTAGGCGAGTGACAGTGCCGTCGGATGACGTCAGCTCGAGGTCGTACTTACCTCGTTTCCAGTCGATTGCCGACGTGGTTGCGGCATTGAAGATCATCGTGATCGTCCCAGTCAAAGGTGTGATCGCAATCTTGCTGTTGATGGTGGATAGCTCGAGCAGCACCTCATCAGCAGACACGCTTTGCCGAATCTGCATCCTGGCTGTGAACCCAGCCAAGTTGACGGCCGCACCAGTGCTGTCTTTCCAGACAATCGGCTTGAGCAAGGTCGTGCCCTGCTCGATCTGAAAGTTGTATGTTGCTGCGGCCATGTGATTCTCTTATGCAAATGGGTGGGGGCGGACGGAGAGGCTGCCTTGCACGCGGTCGTGCAGGATGTCGATCTTGGCCTTCATGACGAAGTTCTCGAACACACCGCGGTAGAAGGCGGCCATCTGCAGGTTGGTCCAGGCTTTGCCCGGGATCGCCATCAGTCGCGCCTTGGCGCCACCGGTGAGGCCATCGATGTACTTGGTGACAATCTCATCGGGCAGCGTGGTGGCCGTCAGCTTTGGCGCAAAGGCGGCGCGCATGCGCAGCGTCTTGCCTTGCGAGTTGAGCGGCTTGGGGAAGATCCGGATGGTCTGCCAGTCGGTCGACGCGTTGTAGTAGGTGGGCTCCGAGCCTTCTGCGGTCTGCCAGTTGGGCAGAGCCTCAAAGAGCTGGGACATGGTGACCGGGCGCAAGCGGCGGCTGCCTTCCCAGATGTCCTTGACGGTGACAATGCGTGAGTCGGTCGGCGTCTCAACCTCGAGCTCGTTGCGGCCCTCGAGGACTTTGAGCGAATCGCCGATTTGCTCCCAGGCGAGCGTCTCCGTGCAGAACTCGATGGTGGCTTGCACCAGGTGCTGCTTGACCAGCGCATCGGGAGCCCCAGGAAGATCGGGGAGCAGGAACGGAAGGAGGTCTTGTGTCTTCATTGATTAGCCCGCCCTGGGTGTCGGAGCTGGCGCGTTGACGCCACCAGAGGCCCATCGCAGGTTCGGGTTCACGCCCGTGATTGCTGTGGCCTGCGCATTGATGCTGCTGACAAACTGCTGGCCGTACATGTTGGACATCGTCAGGTTCGCCGCAGACTCGGCGTCTTTGGCGTACGAGCGGGCCAGGATGTAGTTCACCAGGTCATCGGTGTTGGACTCATCGACAGTTACTGTCGTGGCGTCGGTGCCGTCCATGCCGTAGCTGCCGGTGGCGGAGATCTCGGCAGGGTTGGCCATGTACTGGATTTCGACCCAGACGTTGGTCTCGGCCTTCACGCCTGGCGTGATGTAGAACACCTGCGGCGTGCGCGGGTCGTACACAAAGCCCGAAACAGTGGTTCCGGTTTCGATGTGCCAGTTCGGCGTGTTGGTGTCTAGGCTCTCGCGATCAACCAGGCGGATAGCCTGGCCGGGCTTGAGGCCGTCTGGGCCCATGTTTCGGACCACAGACATCAGCGCCATGCCAAAGATGTCAGCAGGCGCTGTTCCATCACCAGGCTTGACGTTGTCGGCCAGGATCTTGGTGATGGATTGCTTGGTGCCGGTGGCGAGCTTGATTGCATCAACCCTGGAGCACGACGACGGCACGTACTTGGCGATGGCCTTCTGACCTTCATTCAGCCATGCCACGAGCTCGCGCTGTGTCCAGCGAGTGAACTGGGGGCTGATGTCGTGCAGTTGGACGCCAACGCGGTACAGGACGTCACGGACAAGGGTTGGTGCTGCCATGGCTCAGGCCTTATTCGACAGAGAAGGGAAAGCGTTGGGTTTCGCGTGTGATGATCTCGCCGCCCTTGCCGAACGACATCAGCTCTTGCTTGGCGTTCTTCAGGATCTGAACGACCTCATCAGGCACTTCCACGGGGATGCCGCGGGGGATCTGATAGGCATAGCCGTTCAGCGACACGAACACGGCGTCAGAGCCGGCCTCGTCGTTGGTGGGGTGCACGGTGACCACGCGCATCTTCCCGGTCAGGTTGGTGTCGTGGTTCGCGCCCTTGACGGCCTTAGCGGCAGTCTTTGGCTTGGTGGTGGTGGCGACGGCCTCATCGGCCAGGGCCGCGGAGTCATCGAGGGTGGTTACTTTGGAATCGCTCATTGGGTTGCCTCACAAACAAAAAGCCAGAGGTTGCCCGCTCTGGTGTCGGGTTGGTCGCCGCATTATCTGCGACGCACCAAAAAGAAAAGGCCCCGAAGGGCCTTGTTGTCTCTGTGGATTCACCACATGTCCGGCCAGTGCCGGTTGCCTTTTTTGGCATTATCTTTTGCTGTCAGCACCTGCAAGTTGTGCTCAACATGAAGACCGCATACAAGTGAATTGTTCAGCGGCACGATGTGGTCGGCGGCGTGTTTGACGCCGGTCAACTTCTCGATCTTCTGCACGCTCTCATACACTGCGCGAATGGCGGATTGGTTGGCCCAGCACGGAGTTGCCTGCAAAACCAAGAGCCTTCGCTTTGTGTTGTGCAGACCCATTCCGTACTTGGTTCGCTTTACGACTTTTTTCCCGTCGATGACCACGGTTTTACTCACACCCTTGTAGTTGGGTTTGCTTTCTCCGCTGGAGATCTTGTACCCGCATTCCGTGGAGCATGCCTTGACGTGTGCATGGCTGGGTGGCGTTGAGAACTCCTTGCTGCAGCACTCGCAGTTGCGAGTCATGGCGGTCTTGTTACGTTCGTACAAGCACTTCTTTGAGCAGTATTTACCACCACCTGTGTCGACCTGGGATTGCACAGCATGGAAGACGCCGGCGCAGGTTGCGCAGGTCATCTCGATGCGTTTGCTGGTTGCGCTGCCACGCAGCTTGTATCCGCACTCTTTGGAGCACGTCCTTTTATTCTTGTCATCCGACCCGACCTCGAAACTGGTCGAGCAGACCTCGCAAACCTTGGTTTGCTTGTGCTTTGCCTCTTTCTCTGAGGCAATCAATCGGTTGCGACACTGAACGCCGCACGTCCTGATTCGACTCAGGCGAGCGGCAAACTCAGTGCCACAAACTTCACAGCATTTGACTGGCATAAACAACTCCTTGCGCTACAAACAAATTGTAGCATGGGGAGCTGTTTACACTTAAGTCAAATTAGGCGCGTGCGGCTACCTCGACCCTAATTTGGAATGCATCGTTCAAAATAACCGCAGTCTGCATGCCCTTCCAGCTGACGTGACCACGCTGGGCCAAAGGATC